TTCGTTACGTCCGGTTTAAAACAATGGGGGATGATTATTGGGGTGCCATGCGTTCAAAGTATTGTCCGTGGTTTTCCAAAGATATCTGGATAGAGACAATTGAGAAGATGTTTCACCTCAAATTGAAATATATTAAGGTCACAACTGATCTGAGTGACATTGAATTTCTCGGTCGTACTTTCCGGATGTCTCAGTGGGGGTGCTATCTTGCGTACCCCAATCGCAATAAAATGATTGACTCTTTCGCTCTGCACCGTACTGGTGACGTGAGTGCTCGTTTAAGTCGACTATTGTCTTTGCGCACTGAATCATTTCCTGACCAACCGCTTTTCCGTTTTTTAACAAAATGGGTTGAGTTGTACTTTCAAAAGTATGACGTTTTACTCAGACGGAGGGTTGGCGAATATCAGACTGCTAATGGCGGTACCGATTTTGTATTTACTTATGAAAAGCTGCGTGCTATGTTTCTTCCTGACGCGGCTGTTCGGATTTTACATATGGGTTTCCAAAATTCCGGTGACGAGAAGTTTTCTAAACAACTCCAGGAATATGAATCCGTTGAATCTGAAGTCATATTATACAATTTACGGGGGGGTTGAGTGAGTTAATTCTTATTCTTCTCCCCCCGATTGGGTTAGCGCTGTATCAGGTTGGTGCAGAAAGGGCATGCCAAGTTTAAAGTCTATTGTTGACCTTGGAGCCACCGTCACGCGAGTTGAATATTTTGGTTTTTATTGTTGCTTTTGAGAAATCCAGTGCGGTTCCTGCCGAGAAACTTAAGTGTGTAAGGTAAGCCCGGGTTGGTATTTTCTGTTGGCGAGTCTGTGCGGTAAATCGTTAGCTGGAGTTTGCGGTGTATGCGACTGAAAAGTAAAAAGTTTCATTGTCATATTCGATCATTCACCATAAAATGCGTGTATACTGCGAATTCTGGCCACGGTCCGCACATTAAATTGTTAGCCATGGCAAAAAGAAAATGGTAAGACACAAAAGTAGTGCTTTACCCTCAAAGAAGAAAAAAGAATCGCAACCTCGTGGCAAGAACTACGAGAAGAATCAAAAGAAGAAGGCCAATCGCAAAGCCGCGATGGGTGGAGCGAAAGGCGAGAAGAAGGAGGAAAAGAAAGTA